CATGTCTCACGGTTAGGCCAGCCATTCCAATATATTTTTTCTGTCATGGTTCTTGCTCCGTTTTGAAGTTGATAACAGTTAGATCCCACAGATGCTGGATTTCTTCATTGAGTGCATGCGCTTCGCTCTGTAATGCCCTTGTAATCGCAGGCATATCATAATCCGATGTTGGCTTTGCACCACGTAGCATAGCAAGGATTGAACGTATACCTGGCAGGATCATCTCATACTCAAACAATCGGTTAGCTACATCAAGCAGCATTTTGCGATCATTAGGTTGTATCTCTGCCTTTGCATTGACATCAGGTGCAAGACCTGCAAAAGCAAGGCTACGTAAAAAACGTTTCATGTCTGATGTAGACAGTTCTGGTTTATCAATTTCAACGCCGTACATATTTACTCCCATCCTCTGCACCCACAGTAATAGCTATCTGTATTACTTGTAGGGCGGTAATTGAAAAATGCTAGCTTAAAGCTACTTGGTTGTTGATTACTGCATCGACCTTCAGCACACTTTGCCATGCGGTTAGAAAGATCGACGTCATCTTTACTTGCAATGATGCTGGCGTTAGGGGTAAACCCCGTACACATAACGCATACGGGGTTACCTAATCCATCTGTTCCATTGGCGACATGGTTACATGCCATCAATACTGGTTTATTGGTACTCATTGTCGTACCTATCTACATTGCCGAAGATCTTGCCTTCACGCCATAGCTGGTTGTAGCCCTCGCAGATCTTATCGGCTGTCTCTTTAGTTGAGATCGGATCTGGATCAGGGAACATACCTGTGTAGGCATCCTGTACCATGTATGCACCTTTGAAGTTAGGTACAACGACAAATCTAATTCCCGTTCGCATTGGTTACCTCTGTTGTGGTAGTTATAATATCTGCCAGGTGATCCCACATAGCAGTTTCTTCTTCATCATCAGGCTCAAAACCCCATAGTTCACAGGCAAATTCATATGAGCCATCGTCAATATAGCTGACCTCGCCATTTGTATAGGAGTAACAGCCATTGTTACCGCCTCCGCAATCTTCATCAGCAAACTTGACAGTTATCGTTACCTCAGGGAACTTTTCTGACAATGCCTTGATGACTGGTTCGGCATTTGCCCATGCTGTATTGAATGTGAAAACGCTATTGCCTACGTATACGTCGTCGGCGTTCCACTTAGTACCCCAGTTTTCGCAACGCCATTCATACCAATATGGCATCTGCATGTATGCAGGAGCTTGGCTTAGAGCTTCTAAGCTTACCGTAATCCCCATGATGTCTTTGGGCTGAGGTACGATAGAGTCAAAGTCGAATTCACTTATTGGCTCTGGCTCAAGGTTATGAGGTTGCGTCTTTACATACGCTTTGATTGCATTCCATAGCTTGGGATTATTTGTTGACACAAGGCTGTTACCGATAGTAAATTCAACCTCGTGCCTTACCCAGTTTGGCATAAAGCCTCCGTTAAGAAAGTGGTAGATTGTTTTCCGAGAATGAGTAGTAATCATTGTTGTTAAGACTAACAATGATATGGTCGAGTACTTCAATCTGTAAACTTTTACTTGCGCTACCTATCATACGGGTAACAGCAATGTCGTCAGGGCTTGGCTGCAGATTCCCAGAGGGATGGTTATGTACGATGATGAGGCTTTTGGCAGCACAGATAACAGCACTACGCAGGATAGGTGCAGGCGAGATAGTAACCTTGTCTACCTGACCTTTAAACACATGGTGGATGCCAATAGGGATGTTGGCGTTGTTGAGCATGAAGGCGAAGAAGTGCTCGACGTTGTCGTGAGTTTCAAGAAACTTTTGGACAAACAGTTTAGCATACAATCCTATCTGACTGGCAGAGCGAATCTGGAAGTCAGCATTGTAAAGCGGAGCAGGATTGGTGTACGATACATACACCTCTCTGAACTTAACTTGGAAGCCTTCGGCTTCAGCAATGACGTTGTCTCGCTTGAGATGTTCTTGATACATCCCATCGAGATCTGGTTCTTCCTCAAACTGCTTAGTCCACTTGAGGAATTCTAACTGGTCTGTGGTTAGACCATCTACCTGTGGCATGGTCGCCTCCGTTATGTGAAACAAACAGGACGTCCTATATTGCACACACAGAGGCCACAACCAAAGCAAAGGCATGATACAAATACAACGGCAGCGAGAGTCTGGTGCGACGCACACATACACTATCTATGAGGCTGGTGACGTAGTGCCTGCAACAGTACGGTTAGTGCCATATGCAAAGCGGTTTGAGGCGATGTCTGGTGAGTACGTCGAGGACATCAATGGCAGGTTCGTACCATTACTACGGCGCATCTGTATTAACAAGCAACTCAAACACCATAACATGATATTCCCAGGATTTACGTGGCAACCCTGGAAGAACGTTATGTTTAGTTACAGTATAGAGAAGGGGAGTGCTGCGTCAATACCGCAAGGACTGCGTGGTAAGGACATACTGGTAGCTAAACTGATCGAGCAGGGCCTTGATGCGGAGGCATGTGTACGTCGTGCCTATCCTACATATGGGCGTAGGCAGATAATGTCCTACCTAACTCGTATGTTTATGAACCAAAAGTTTATCCAGTACTTATTTGTTGAGTTAGGATTTGTGAAAAAGCTAAAGAAAGCACTCGAGAACAAGGGAGTAACGGTCGATCGTATTGCAGAAGAGATCGATCAGTTACTTGCTGATGAACGTTCTAATCCCACACTACGTCGATGGGCTTTGGAGACTGCTCTTGCTGCATTGGAATCACAAGACAAGTCAACACCTATACCACAGATAGGTGCTAACGATGCCGGGCTTGACGAGATTATGCAGCAGTTGATTGGTGTGCCAGCCTTAAAAGAGCTCCCAAGCACTAGCACCGAAGCGTGATATGTCGTTGTAGCTATCATCAAGCTGCACATACTGTGTTTCTTTGGTGTTACTAATAGCAGGCGTTGGGTGATAGGTAAACGTGCGTGGGTTAATCGCAGACTTACGGAAGGCTAGTGATGTAGCATCGGGATAGTCGTCGTGTCCACCACTAGGGTTGAGCGACAATAGCTGCGTTATCATCTTCATGACAGGTTCATGGCATCGTGTATCGTAGAGTATAGCCTCATACTGTGCAAACACAGGCTCCATGTCAGCTTTGATACGGTCAATCTTACGATCACGGTTGACGATACTGTATATGGGTGTGTTAAGAGTTTTTTCTGCTTCCCGTCTTACATTCTCTTGAGTTGCGTTACACTCGATATACATCTTATCGATTGGGATTATCTGACTAATGCGTACCATTTGATCGACAATGCCAGGTCGTACAAAGCGTGGGTTACGTGAGTCTTCATAGATACCCCAACCACGTCCACCTTCGAGGTGTAAGATAATTGGGAATGTTTTTTCAATTAGCTTATCACTACCTGTCTTCTGTCCTATTGCATTTACGTAAGCAGTAACAGCAATAACAGAATCATCGGCGGTAGATTTCTCTGATGAAGCTACGTCAACGACCATAGTCGGGTCGGCGATAGCCTTATACAATACGTCGTTATATGTGAAGGTCAGTAGTCCGGCAGCGTCATAGCCAAAGTCAACAGCCTTAAGTTTATTACGATCAAACTTAGCTTCTTCAGGTGCTTCTGATATGTTGAGATACTCTTGGTAAAAGTATTTGATGTTGCCCTGTTCCCATTCACGTTTGTACAGTGATAGGATGTAGTGCAACGTATGCTTCTGAGGCCATGACATCGTGGTCAATGTAGCTTGTATCTCTTTGCACTTTTCCTTGCTGGGTATGTGTACCTTACCATGCTTGAGCTCGCAGTGTTTATCGAGTACATCACGCAGTTCTTCAAGGCCAATGATAGGTTTATTTAATCCAAACCATTGGTCACTACCTTGTATCTGCTGTGCAACCGTATCAGGGTGTACGATAGTGCCTAGAAAAAATAGCTTGCCTTTTTCATTGTCCAGCGAATTTGATAGCTCGGCGAAGAACCACCTATTAAGATCTTTAAGTCGAGCTTCCGTCTTCGTATTGTTACGAGAGTACATGTCATCGACAAACGCAAGATGCGGACGTTTACCGAAAAAGTTCGTTCCACGTATTTGCTGGCCTGCTCCTTTGCCGACCACCATCGTACCGTCATTAGTCCGAAAAGCATTCTTCCTCCAAATCTTAGTCCCCCTAACTGTGTCTTCATCTTCTTCTTGCTCAATGATTTGTGGATCTTTATTGCCAAAGAACTTACGTAGTCCTTTGTGTGTGTCGATGTTGTCTTTGATGTTTGTTACAAAGTACTCTGACTGTGTAGCAGTCTCGGACAAAATGAGGATAACAGGCTCGTTGATAGGCGGTAGCTTCACTATATCATAGTCATGTCTATCAGATCCTTCCCACCCTTCTGCTTCGTACCTTACATATGGTGAGTAACCTTTAAGCCATATGAAATAGTTGGGAAAACCAAATGATGACAACGTAGTCTTAGCTGCTTCACGGTGAATGATGAAGTAACCCTGACGTTCAACACGAGACTCTTTGTTAGGACGGAACATCTCAAACAGAATCTTAGTCATGTCAAAGTGATGTGCTGCCCAATCTTTATTGTAGTAGTCAGGAAACCAATGCTTAAGAAAAGCAAGTAGTCCCTGCTTATCAGCAGTCTTATGGGTGTGGGTATTGTCAAGCCATGAAGCTAGCAATGCCTGGCGATTTTGTTCCATCAGTTGAGGGATTGTTCAGGGAAGTTAGTAGTAGGTGTTTCAACGCTTACGCTCGCCATGTCTTTTAGATCGTCGAGCATCTGATCTTCAAGATCGTTGAGCTGATTCATAACAGCATTAACGCTGTCGTTAATACCAATAGGGATTTGCATTGGTGTTGATGGCGATATGTTTAGTTGGAGCGTATGACCATGTAAGCTACATAGCATGTGAGCAGTACACTTACCGATGGTGTAGGGGGATATGGTTGTGTCGATAGGATCTAGAATTACATTAGACTCGAACGTGTATTGTTTATCGCCAATGATTACGGGCAATATCTTTACGCGCATATATGAATCGCCTATGTTAAATGTTTCAGGTAGCTCAGGAATGTCTGTGTAAATGGAGGCATTATTCTGCCCAACATAGTAGACGAAAGTAGGATCTGGCATTTGTCACGCAATGTATATGGGGAAAGGGTTGAGTTAAGCGTCGAGCTACAACACACAACTTACAAGGATCTGCGGTTCAAAAAAAACCGCCCGAAGGCGGTTGTTGGTTACGCTGTGACGGCCTGCTGTGCGTACACGCTGTCAACGTCGAACTTGTAGACAGTGCCGACTGGCTCACACCGAATCATGACGGTTGACGCAGGGATGCGCTTGTCGTCAGGCTTGGCCTGCGGACGGTAGAAGAACACGCGGAGTTGAGTGGTTGGTGTACCATCTTCGGCAAGGTGGAACGGCACAGTAACTGGAGAGAACAGTTTTGGTCTGCCGTTTTCGTCTTGCGCACCGTGTGCAAAGAGGAACGTCGTGAGCGCATACTGAACAACAACACGCTCTTCGACGAACTTGATGTCGCTGGTGTCGAGATTGAGAACACCGACGAACATACCGTCGCTTGTTTCGCGAGCTTTGGCAGTACGATACTGCAATTCACGCGCAATGATAGCATCGACAGATTCGCCGAATGCTGGTGAGAAAGCTGCCGTCTTGGCAACGTTGCTGATATTGATGTTTGCACTCATGGCAAACCTCCTAAAAGAAAATGAAAAAATGCACACGGACACTCCGTATGCAGGGCGTAATATATTATGCCCACAACGGCGCAGAACATAGTCTACGCCGTAATTGGCACAACGTTAGAATGGAAAGTCAGCAGGGTGTACTGCGTATTGTGGTTCGCGAACACGACCTGTTGTTTGAGCGAGAACACCGTATAGGGAGTTGTTACGTACCTCACATTCCTTGACAAAGTCAAGTAGCAAGGCGACACGGTTGTGTAGCAGACGCTTGACAGGTGATTTGCTGTGGCGGTCGATGTCAAGGTCGAGAAGAGCGAGCATGTACTTTGCAACATTGAGGTCGTGAACGATAGCGTCGATTTGACCTATGTCGTAGAGGCTATCGCTGTTAGCATAGTCGTCGATTTTGGCATCGTTGAACATGATAATGTCGTTGAGTTCTTCGAGACGTGCGATTACTTCGCTCCATGTTGGGGCTTGGTTGATGAGGCGTGGCATGATTGACTCCGTTGTATTGGTTGTTATGAACGTTGTTGATTGAAAGGAACACACTCGACAATAATGTCGATTTTGTCAGAACCTGGGTATGTACCAGTACGTCGGATGTCGTATTGGTACAAGCTGATAGCAAGCAATATGGCAAGCATATTACACCAACCTTTCTGTGAGTAGGAAGATTGCGAATTTGATTGTACGGCGAATGATGTCGCCAATGACAATTGAATACAGTACAACAAGAGCGATGTTGCAAGCGATGATAACATGGTCGAGGTTCATGGCAGACTCCGTGGTTATTGGTGTGGGAAACGATAGCAATCTTCGTCGATTTCGTCATCGGCATGCCAGTTGTCGTTGTCACGACAATCGTCAGGGTCTGGAATGTCGTCTGTTTCATCGCCGACAAGAGCAACAAGCTCGTGTGGGAATTCGAGCAACAGTAGGCTGTGTATGAATGAGTGCATATACTCACATTCATTCATTTCTGCTGTTAGCAATGCTTCGTTGTACGGTTGGTGTTCGCTGATGTGGTTGCGAATACGTACGGCACGAAGTATGCAGTCAGTTGCGTAGTCCCACAGTTTGTCGGCAAGTGGAAGCCGTGTGTGAAACGGCAGTTGGTCGTATGGCTGAGGGACAGTTGCAAGTATGTCGTGGTAGTCAGACCATACCTCGATTGGAAGACGAGCGATAAGAAAAATGAGCGGTTTCATTGTGTTCTCCGTGGTTAAAGTAGTGGAAGTTCGTTTTGAATAGCACGGTCAATAGCGTCAGCCCATGTACGCAGTTCGGCAAGAATAGCAGGGAGGTGAGCGGATTTGAGTGGCTCACGTTCTTGGTATTCAAGTACGTACGGTGCGACGTCAACGATATGTTGGCCTGCTAGAGTAAGAGCGTCATAGCATGCAAGTGGGATTGCAAGTGTGCGCTCAGAGTTAATTAGACCTTGTGCGTCTGACAGGAATGTATGAATATCGTCGAATGAGCTGACGATATGATGATACATTGCACGAGTTACGGCAGGGTTGTATGGCATGGCAGACTCCGTGAATATGTGGTTGTTGTTGGTGACAGCACCTCCGCCACCAAAGTACGTAATAGAACGTGATATATCACGCTGTGGTTAGCATCCAATCATTTCCCACCAGTCGTGGTCAGTTGGGATTTCGTATTCCTGTTGGTCACGCTCTATCTCGATTTGTACTTCGAGGTATGCGATTTCATCGATGAGAGCATCGAAGATGCTGTGGAATTGAGCACCATCGCTGAGTCCCATCTTGTGTTCAATCTCAGCTTGGTCGAGAGCTATGTAAAGCTCGGATAGTTCGTAACGCATGGCAGTACCCTTTCGGTAAGGTTGTGAGATGTCCGCTAGAGTTTCTAGCAGGCAGTAATATATCTAGGTGATTGTGTCTAACACGTCAGGTTACAAGCCCATTGTGTCGAGCCTACGCTGACGCTTGGACGAGCACTACATATGGTAGGCTCGTTGTAGAGCGTAATATATCCTGTGCATGCAGGACGTTTTTTCGGAGACGGGGGGAGGGGGGGAAGCCCACCGGGGGGAGGTTGTTGGAAGAAGTCAGCCCAGGGATGGGGAAGCTTCACGCATATTTTCTACCAAAAATCTGTGCAGGGATCTAGCGTTATCTCGTATGCCTAGCATTTTGTTGACGTTAACAAAATGATCTGTGGCCTATTATATTATGTTATAGTTATTATAGTTTCTTTTTTTTACCTGTTCTTTTGCCCCCTGTTCGGTGTAAACCTAAGAAATAATCACTATACGTGTCAAGTAAAAATATTGGTCTTTTCTTTACATGTCGCAATAACGTGTAAAAAAAAACCCTACCTTTTGACAGGTAGGGCTCGAGGGGGAAGAAATGGAGGGGGTGTCAATGCGAACACCTCTGCAATATAGGTGTTCTATCAGTTAAATGCAACTTCTACCTGCTCTAACCAGCTTGGGTTATTTTCAGGTCTACGTTCACTGACTAGCGTCAGATCTCCAACAAAATCAAGGATTACTGACCCAGGTATACCATTACGCACTTTAGCTGCAATAACTTCCATACGGTTCTTGGCTACTGTAATACCGTCTTCAAACGTATGAAGGTTGTAATACTCTGGGCGGTACGACATAAGTACAATGTCTGCTTCTTGCTCTATTGAGCCTGACTCACGTAGATCTGACAGCATAGGCCGTTTATCTGCGCGTAACTCTACATTACGGTTGAGCTGTACTAACGAAACGATTGTGATGTTGAACTCTTTGGCTAGTGCTTTAAGACCTTGTACAATGATAGATACTTCCTGCTCACGGCTATTAGCCTTTTCAGGGCGTATCTTGCCTAGGTGGTCGATAAACACGACCTGTATTTTGTGTTTGAGTACCATCTGCCGTGTTATCATCCGTATCTCGGCAAGAGTATGATATGGATCTGTGTCAACCCACATCGGGAGACTTTTAAGCTCGTTGACAGCAGTCTGTATCGTCTGTACCTGTGTATCGTCGAATAGCTTGCCAGACTCAAGATGGCTAACGCTGATGTTGGAGCATTGGCTGATGTAGCGTGACCATAGCTGTTTTCTACCCATGTCAAGCGAGAAGCATAAACTTGGTATGCTACGCAGAGCCAGATCACGCTGCGCCGTTACCATCAACGCCGTTTTACCCATCGCAGGACGTCCTGCCATAAGTACCAGCTCCTCTGGGCGATAGCCGCCAATGAGTTTGTCAAGGCTAGGCCAAGCAGTGCCGAGGCAATCATGGCTAACTGGATTAAGTATCTTATGTTCAATTTCATCTAACTCTGCCTCTTTGTTAAGATGCGAATGTTGTGCGTCCGCGACGACATCAAGAACTGACTGGTCGATTTTAGCGACAATATCCTTGATATTGGTTTTACCCTGGTTTAATTCGTCCATAGCGCGCACTAAAGCGTTGCTAGTTATCCGCCGTTGATGCAGATTCCGCAGAATCTTGAGATGCCGATCAGTCGCAGTCGTCGGGCAGTTAGCTACGACCTTAGCCACATTGCCTGCACCGCCTACAAGGTCAATCAAACCTTCACGCTGCAAAGCTCCTGTGACTGTCACAAGATCAATAGGTACGCCTGCAAGCCATTCTTTGAACGCTACTGACCAGATTGTCCGTAGATATTGCAGGGTAAAATGCTCTGCTTTGACGATGGTAGGGTCAAAGGCATTAGGGTTGGTGAGGAACGATCCGACAATTAGACACTCTAATTCGGTGTCGATCCATTCTGTTTGCTCCATTGGTACGCTTCCCGTATTTGGTTGATAGTTTCGTTACTCGTCATTTGCTGTGGTGTGTAATACAGCAGTCGCCATCCGTTGCAGGCAGCTATGTTAGCTTTGGTATATCCTGATAATATACCGTAGATGCTACCGTGCGCACCGCGTGTATAAACACCGCCTTGTATTTCGATGCCTAGCTTGATGTCAGGCCAAGCGTAATCGATGCGAAAGCGTCGTTTATCTACCATTTTGACTTCAATCTGTGGCTCTGGCATGCCAGCTTCTTTGATAAGAAGTAAAAACAGTTTTTCGTTACGCTTCGTAGCGTTAGTGCGTAGGTTTTCTTTGCCTGCCATAGAAGATTAAAATAGGGATCTATGATAAATCATAGACCCCATTATTGATTTACGCTGAAGCATCTTCGCATTTTTTGATGGTTATACCTTGATCGCGTATGAGGCGGAAACCTTTTGATTCTGCCCATTCGTGCGATAGATCGCCTGCTGCCAAACCAGCTTTAATATTGGCTATATCCCATTCAAATTTACGCTTGACACATCCTTCGCCCCATTTGTCGTAGTCCGCTTCGGAAGGTTCGACGTCAGTTTTGAGTGTTCCGGGCTTGAGCTTGGTACGCACCTCATACCCCGACGCTGTAACCATCTGATTACAATCTAATTCATTTAACGCAATTATTAGTTCCTGTTCAATACGTTGCGTTAAATATTTGTTGGCATCGACAGCCTCCTTTGCCTGACGCGCAGCAGCGTCGAGGCTTAGTCTGCGCTCCTGCAACGTCTCGCGAGCTTGCAGTAACAAGTTAATCGCTTTGTCTTTGACGGTCTTTGTGTCGCCCGATGCAAAGAGGCATGACAGCGTTTGCGACATTTCATGAGCGATATAGGACGCCTGCAATGTGTCTTTGAATACTTGACACAAATCGTCTATGTTCTTCTTGTCATAATCAAACATATCGTGGTTCGTGACATGATAAAACCACGCTGGTACGGCTGGGCTGGTCTGTGGCATTAGATCCTCCAAAAGAATTTAGTGAGTTTGTTGTAGTAATCAGTTGCTTGGTGCATTAGCTTGTTGTGCCAGTAACCTTCTTGGTCGCTGTACCAATCCAGCCCATTCTGCCTGGCGATCTCTGGCAAAGTAGCCGCATTGAATTGGACGG